AACCAATAGAATCATCCCAAAATACATTAATCATTGTTCCTTCAACAAATTGTTCGAAAACTACTTCAGGTGTATTCTCATTATATTTTTGAATAAATTGTTCGCTTGGAATAGATTTAGGAGGAGCAAAACCTACAACCTTATTTTTACTATTAATAATTACGGAACGACACAAACCATAAGTAGAAATTAAATCGATGCTTAAAAAATTTTTATCATATCTAACAACTTTGTAAGTAGAGTTATTAGAGGTTCTTGATTCAACTTTGTTTAATTTTAGAATTTCTAAATTATTTACATCACAATTTACGATTTCATTAAAGCCTTTAATATCTGAAAGTATATATCTAGTAGAAGTCATTGTTAATAATTATAATATTATAATTTGTCTTTAAACTATAATTAAATATTGATTTTTACTTAAGCATAAAAATTTCTATTATAAATATAGAAACAATGTCTGAAAGTAATAGTGAACCCGAAGAAAAACCACTACCAAACCCAAAATCAGATGATACTGTATTAGAATTACAACTAGGCGATGTTATACAAATAAGTAACCCATTAAATGAAAATTTAAATGATCAAACCTTTATTATTGATTATATTGATAAGTCAAAAGCTTATTTAATAAATGTTGAAACATTAGAAAGACTTAGACTTTCTATAGATAAAGATGGTACAATTGGAGACGGTAACATAACAAGAATAGCTATTTTAAGCAGAAGTGATACACCCAGTTATGCCAGGCAAAATGATTTACTACCTGGAAAATGGATAAATATTTATTTTGAAGGTGATTTTCCTGTTATTATTACTGGAGAGATAACCAATTTAGAGAATGATATGATTGAAATTAGAACTGTTGACGATGATGTAATATACATTAATTTTGATTATAAAGGTCTCCCTGAAAATTTACCAATCCAAATGATAGAAATTAGAGGGAAACCTTCTCAGCCTTTGGTTCAGGCAGAAAAGGAAGAACCTTTAGAAGAAATACCTGAATTAGAAGTTGAAAAGAAGTTTGTTGAACCTGAAAAAATTCAGCTTACTATTCCAGTTAAGGATATTAAAAACCAAATAAGAGAGTTTATTGTAAAGGCTGACCAAGTACAATTTGGCGACGAAGAATTTGGACCCATTCGTGAATTTGTAGATGTATCCTCTAAGAGTCAACGATATAGTATTGAAACGCAAGTTAGCGATTTATTAGACGAACTTCTCTCTACAATTCCAAACGCACAAAGAACTCCAAGAGTATTAAACAATATTCACACCATGATAGAGAGATTTAAACAACTTCGCGAATATTTCTCATTTTATGACAATTATGGTAACGTTGAAGGATTTCTTCTAAAAGAAGCTTCGCATAAACCATTGGTTAGAAATTATTTTTATGATTTAAATGTAAATTTATATTGGATTTTACCCGTTGTTAAAAATTTTAAATATATTTATGACGCAGAAAATCATGATGAAGAAAATGGTGATGTTATTAATATTAATTTAGACAAAACGCTTGTTGACCTTAAAGAGATAATTGATAACTATAAATCCAATAACATGCCTTCTGATCAAAATAAATATGCTGAATTATATCGCGAAATTGACAGAGCATATACAGTTCCTTTTAAAGAACTACAGGATGAAGATTTGAATGGAGTAATATATGAATTGAAGGCTGTTAATAATATTAACACTGTAATTAACAACTTAGAAGATTTATATTCTTCAGTTTATAACAATAATGCTGTTAGAAGTAGAAGATTTGTTATACAAAAATATAATACTGGTTTAACTAAGTTAGATACAATTGATTCAACTGGTGCTCGCATGGTAACAGTTAGAACAAATATGACACCTGATGATTATATGAGTATTAAATCAGTTATATTTTTACCTGAACCTGTAATTAGATTTTCAAAAATTAATTTACCAGGAACAAATATATTAGATAAGGTTAATTTAAATAATGCTTTTTTAAATTATTGGGAATTCCTTAGAAAAAATACAAATGTTAATTTAAATTTTATCGATAATTTTGATGATGAAATACAGTTTAATGAACAAAATTTTGCCAATAACATAAAGCAATATGTATTAAATTTACCTGAAACCCAGAATTTAACATCTAGTGAAACATACAAAAAATATTTAAACCATATCATTCCAAAAACACGTGTTCTTTTTAATTTAATGAAAAAATATATAACTGGTAAATTATCAATTGTTGAAGTGGTTTCTTATTTAGAACCATTTTTGATTTATTCAGATGATTTAACATATATGCAGTATGTTGAAATTATAGATTTTATTAATCAAAAAATTTCTGAATTCAACAAAAAATTTATTGAACGTTCTAGAGTCTTTAAAACACTTACTAGTATTCAATCTATTAGTCCTATTCCAACAAGAGCATTTTCAATTATTGAAAGTCTCAATAGAAACATGCGTAATATTGTTATTAACGAAGGTTATGATATTTCAGATCCAACCTTTTTTACTAATTCAGAGATTTTAAGAAAATTAACATTAAGAGATTATAAAAGGTTGTACACAACTGCTCTCTCTATTCAAAATTTTCCATTAATGTTTCCATCTGAGTTTTCTACACTATTTGATCAAGAAAAGATTAAACTTGATGGCAAATTAAAGACAGAAGAAGAGGCTAATAAATGTAGAACAATAACAATAGCAAAATATTATACATCTATGGATGAATTAAAACAAGATGATGATAAAACTATTTATTTTGATAAAAAATACGATAAAACAAATTACGGTGTATTAGAAGATAAAGATGGTTATGAAAAACAGGTTCTTACAATGTCTCCTGAAGAATTAAAGGCTCATATTACCAAAGATTTAATGGAAAAGAAACATATGAGCGAAACTGATGCTGAATATTTAGCAGATACATTGGTTGATGGTCATAAACTAGTAATTGATGATCAATTTGCTATTTTGTATTTGGGATATAATCAACAATCCAATAAAGAAGTACAATATTATATTCGTAAACATAATAAATGGGAATTAGATGCTGAATTAAACAAAGAGAACATTAACACTGATCAAGCATCTATATTATGTGATATTCAAGAACAATGTGTTAATGTTACAAAAAATAATACTGATAAATGTGAATCAACTAAATCTGATGAATTAGGATTACAAACAAAACTTTTAAAAGATGTTATTAATGAATTTGATACAAAATATAAACTTTCAAATGAAGAATTAAAGAAACAAATAAATGAACGTTTTGAATATCTTGAATCAATAAATGCCAGATTAACTAAAATTGAAACAAATAATTTATTAAAATATAATAACCAGAAATTTAAATTAGGTTCTTCAATTGAATTAGACACAACCGGTAAATCAGTATCACCATATGCTAAATTATTAAATTTTATTCTTGGACAAGCTGACTTTTCTAAAAAACAACATGATATTGTAAAATTTGTTAATACATTTACAAGAAAAGCGGTTGAAGGTTTTGGACCTTTAAATGAAGAAGAGTCTGAACATTGGTTATATTGTAATAAAAGCGATTTACCTATTTTACCAATATTTAAATTTGAATTAGCAGAAGCATATGTTATTGGAGGTGAGAATGATTATGGTTTTATACTTGAACATATTAGATCTACAATTGGTCAAGCAAGTGATGATGGTGATTGGTGGTGCGATAAGCATAGTGGTTGGCCAATATGTCCTGTAGATTTAGATGTTGAAGAAGGTTATGAAGAAGGGTTTAAGGTTTCTAGTAGATCTGTTATGGAAGCTGATGCTGGAAATAAAATTATGGCAGCAGCAGCAGCAGATATTAAATATATTACACCTGAAACTAGAATGATAAGTAATATTATAAATGCTGTTTCTGTTGCCATGGGTATAAATATTGAAATTCAAAAAGAATTTATTATTAATACTGTTTTAGATTCAATTAAAGAAACTGTTGAGTCAGAAAGTGATTATAAATCCAAAGTTAGAGAGATGGCAGAAAAGGGTAAAAAAATTATGTCATATAAAGATTTCTATAATACTGCTATTTTATACTACACATTAGGCGCATTTTTAATCGCTGTTCAAACATCTATTCCATCAGTGAAGACAAGAAAAACACATCCTGGATGTATTAGGTCCTTTACTGGTTACCCATTTGAAGGCCAAGGTGATTTAAGTAGTTTAACATATTTAGGTTGTGTAGCTTATGATATTAGGGAATCTGGCGAACCATGGAATGTACTAAAGGGTAAAAAAATAGAAGTAATAAATAATAGAATTAAAGCTTCAATTGACGATGTCTTAATCGCTAATCCAGAAGTTAAAAGAAAATTTGAAGAAAAAACTGTTTATTTACTAACTAATAGTGCTACAGAAATACCTGAAGAACATGATATTGCTAAATGGTCTCAATTTTTACCTCCATTAGTCAAATTTAATATTAGACATTTAGTAAATATTTCACCTGAATTTAAAAAGTCATTGATGAGCGATTTAAGGTCTGGTTCAGTTAATCAAAGAGAAAAACTACTTGTAGTAAATTCTAAAATAATTATTTTCTCTCTTGCTCTAATAGAGAGAATCCAAGAAATTGTTAGAAAAAGTCATTTGCTTCTTCATACATCGAACAATGAACCTTATTTAGAAAATTCATGTTGCGAAACTAAAGAAGGAGAAAATACACTTTCTTATTTTTCGAGTAAAGATCCAAGAATTACTGAATATAATGAAATCGTTACAAATTTATCGAATATTATGGATGATGTTATAAGTTATTCAAAAGCCGGAATCTTTTATAGTGATATTAATACTAAAAATAAATATCCATCTATTACTAATGAGTTTAATGAAAGGACAATTTATTTAGCATTTATTTATTTTTGTAAATTTAAATCTTTAATGCCTATACCACAAGATTTACTTCCATTATGTACAGACAAACCTGAGGCTGGATTAATAAATCCTAATGATTCAGTTGACCGCATGATTCAGAAGTTAAAGGAAGATGGTAGAAATTATAAAAATGAGCAGTTCATTAGGCTCCTTCAAATCATCGGCAGACATAATATAGTAAATATTGATTTAAATACACCTGAAATATCTTCTATAACAAGATTAACAAAAACATTAGAATCGATTGATGATGAAAATGATGAAGTTGTTGAAAAGTCATTGAGAGATCTTATCAGCAATTCGCTAGATACTTTTGATATAGCTACTGAAAACTACACACAAGAAGTAAAAGATTTAAATAACTTTTTAATAAGAAATATTGGTTCTATGAAAGAAGAAATTATTGAATTTGTTCAAAAAAATACTGGGCCAAATATAAGCACCAGTTCCGTTAGAAAAATGAGTAAAACAATAGAAAATTTATCTAATTGGATTGCTGATAGTTCAGCCAGAAAT